CAAAAGGGACAGAAAGGTCAGACTGGAGCAACAGGTCCGACTGGGCCCACGGGCTCTACAGGCCAAAAAGGGCAGAAGGGTGAGATTGGGGCCACTGGATCTACAGGCCCCACAGGCCCCACAGGCCAAAAAGGCCAAAAGGGTCAGACGGGGGCTACAGGTCCGACTGGGCCCACAGGACCGACTGGAGCCACTGGATCTACGGGCCAGAAGGGACAAAAGGGACAAAAGGGACAAAAGGGACAAACTGGTTCCACTGGACCCACAGGACCCACAGGACCCACTGGTCCAGCCGGAACACCATCTACCACTCTTGGAGCAGTAGGATCTTATTTGTTTGGCGTGTACGAGTCTACGACAAACGTATTAGTCGGTAGCACAGCACCAGCTTCCATATTAGGATATCAACAGTCCAACAATCAATACACACTGTCGGTAACTGGTAATAACAACGGTATTACTGGTAGGATCAACGTTGCACTAACTCACCCGTCTGGGACTTGGAGAAACATGGGGCCCGGTAAAGCTGATTCCACTAATAACAGTGCGACAAGTACCAATCAGGCCTCCTTTAACTTGTGGGTAAGGACAGCGTAATGACAGTAAGAACTGTAAATTCAGCGCGAAACCCGAAGTGGGTAAATGCATCAAACACACAGATTGATCTTGAGGTTGATTTTGATGAGCTTGATGAAAATTATGTTTGGTTTACCGCCCAAATGGAAGACCCTGAGGATTGGGGAAGAACTCTTTTTGAAAATGCTGTAAATGGAGATTATGGAGAAGTGGCCGCTTGGGTCGCTCCATCAAATATCTCAGGCGAGGATGCGATGGATATGGTGCGCTCTGAAAGAAATGAGAGGTTGCGAGAAACTGACTACATCGAAATGCCGACAAAATGGGCAACTTTGACCACAGAGAAACAAGCAGAATGGACTACATATCGGCAAGCACTTAGGGATGTGCCAAGCACTTATCCAAACGCTGAGTATCGGTGGAGTAATACAGATAACAAATATATGCTCCACAATGTAACTTGGCCAACGGTACCGGACTGATGAGTTTTGTAAACTTTATATACGAGAAAGAAAGCGCAATTACAGAAGAGTTTTGTCGGGAGATAATAGAAAGCGGGAAAGCGGTTGTCGAATCTGGTGCCTTGAGCCAGTATCACGCTGGTAAACATCAGTTTAAAGAAAAACAATTTGGCAGACATGACCTGCAAATCTTTATGCCCGCGAACATGACCAGCCATTTTGGAGAGATACAAAATGTTGTGCTCGATGCTGTCGAAGAATACGGTAGCGAGGTACAATCAATTCATGATTTCCCTCTTATTTGCTCTGTTATGAAATTGCAGATTACCCCCTTAACCGGAGGATATTCCGTTTGGCATTCAGAGCATGGCCCGGGTGCGTCAGCTTCCAGGGTTCTAGCTTGGTCAATCTATTTGAACGATGTCGCAGAAGGAGGGGAGACCGAGTTCTTGTACCAAGGAGTTAGATATCAGCCTAAAACTGGGTCACTCCTCATGTGGCCAGCAGGCATAACTCATCCCCACAGGGGAAACCCGCCTCTATCTAACGAAAAAATTATACTTACTGGATGGGTATGTTGCGCGACTTCCGAAACAGAAAATATTGGCCTGAACCTTTTGAAAGAAACTTATGGTGATAAGGCTACTCATGCGTGATAGCTGGCAACTTTTTGAGGGTGTTCTGCCTTCTGATTTTTGCAATACGGTAATCGAGACCAGCCTGAAATACCCAGAGCATAACGCCGTTACATACAATAATAATTCAGACCATAGGTCATCAACTATTCGGTGGATAGATCAGGAGCTTTCTCTCAAAAAAATACTTATTGACTACGTCACAGAAGCCAACGCCAATGCATTTTGGTTTGACATCATGAATCAAATAAGCGAGCTTCAGTTTACCGAGTATCATGCAACCCAACACGACAAATACGATTGGCATCACGATATAAACTGGATGGCAGATCAGCCTTACGACAGAAAGTTAAGTATGTCAGTACAGCTATCTGATCCGAGCAGTTATGATGGAGGTGTATTTGAGTTTTCGGAGGTCGCGAACCCCGAAGGCTTTAGAACGCGGGGGTCAATTCTTGTATTCCCATCATATCTTCAGCATAGAGTCACAACAGTAACATCAGGAGTTAGATACTCTCTTGTATCATGGGTCAGGGGTCCTAGATGGCGTTAGTTAACAAAGTTATATCACTTCCTTTTCGAATCGATAGAAGGCAGAGATTTATCTCAGACAACCAGGTGATTCAGCCGAATTATGTTATGAGTGTTGATGGGAGAAAAATATCCAACGAAGAGCTTAATAAGCAGGGGCTATTCTTCAGTAAAGACTGGAGAGATCCAATGCTCAACCGAAGGATGACTAAAGGAGAGGTTGGGTGCATGTTGTCTCACTTAAAGCTGTGGGAAGAATGCGCTAAAGGGGAGGACATATACCTCATCTTTGAAGACGATTTCGTAATTGATAAAGAGCAATACAATGAACAGCGAATCATTGATGCCGCTACCAAGTACGGGGTTGCTTACTTATCATATCTCGAGATGGAAAAAGGCGTTATTGAGTCCCCAGAAGAAGGACTGAATTATGTATCTTACCCTTACTGGTGTTGCGCTTATGCGTTAACACCTGAGACAGCACAGCAACTAGTTGAGGACACAAAAGCACATCCACTTATCCCGTCTGATGAGTTGATGCCATTGGTTAGAAAGCAAAGAAATTTGCAATGGGTTGCTTTTGAAACCCAGATGGGTTCTCCACGAGATCGAGCTGAAGCAAAATCCAACACAGAGCCAACAAGTGACGATGATTATTTTGTGTACGGGAAACCTCACTTTTTCACTGTAGCAACGAATAGGGAGCAAGCATACAGACTTGTTGAGACCTGCAAGTTGCAAGACATTGATATAATTCTTGCTGGAGAAGGTCAAGACTGGCGGGGCGGTGACATGACGTCTCCAGGCGGCGCGCACAAGATAACACTGTTACGCAAAGCAATTGATACTTTACCTGACAACGACATCATTATTTTTTCAGACGGTTACGATTCTTTCCTTGTTAATTCAAGCGAGGTTCAACAGCAGATTATTGCGCGTTATTTGGGATTTGGTTCAGACATTGTGTTTTCTGGAGAAAAAACATGTTGGCCTGATAGGTCTCTCGCTGTCCAGTACGATACCGAAGGGGATTATCCATTCCTAAATAGTGGAGGTTTTGTCGGTTCGGTTGGAGGGGTTAAGCATTTAATTGATTCTATTGGAGACTACGCTGAAAGTGACGATGACCAGTTACTTTATACAAAGGAGTATCTGTCTAAAAACCACGACATTAAAATTGATGTTGAGGGGTATATTTTTCAAACGTCTTGCGATTTCGTTCAAGTCGAGGGAGGAGCTATCCGGAATAATATGTGTTATCCCTTAGTCTTTCATGGGAACGGTGGCGATGCGGAAAAGGCAAAAATGCATAAGCATTTTTCTAGGATCTATCCGGGTATTAAGGAGCCTACTGAGTTAAGAGGGTATTTAGTTGTTGCTCCAGAGATCTTAGTAAGCACCTTTTTGACTGAGCGGCAATGCCAAGAAATCATTGCGCTTGCGGAACATAATGGTCAATGGGGATCGTTAAGTTACGACAAGTTCCCTGCTAAAGAAATTCGATTAAACGAAGTGTCTCAAGAATACTACGAGTTAGTTGCTGACATCTTCATGACGCACATAACACAAATTTGCGAGGAGTATTGGAGTCCAATGGAGATGATTGGCATCCGCGATATTTTTGTTATGAAGTATTCTCGAGAAGGTCAAACCTCACTAAACCTTCACACCGATGCATCGCTTGTTACCGGGTCTGTAAAATTAAATGAGGATTATCGTGGAGCTGAGTTGGTGTTTCCTAGACAAGATTTCTCAAATATAAACACAAAAACGGGAGACGTTATCCTGTTCCCAGGTGAAGTTACCCACGGGCATCAATGTAACGAACTACTTGAAGGTGTAAAGTACTCCCTAACAATCTGGACTAAAAGATTTACAGGCGATACAACTTAAAAGGATAATGGCGAAAAAGTTTCTATAGTGCGGGCTTTTAGAAACGCTTTTTGAGGATTAATAGATGCTATTCGGAGTATTTGCATACAGCGAAGTACCATACGGCGAACACTCTACTGGTGGAATTAAAAATGCATCAGCGGCAATCGCGTGTACTGCATCAGCAACGGCATCGCCAGAACGAACGTTATCGTTTGCAATAACGGTCAGCACAGACGCAACGACAACAGCTAGTGCTAGGCGAGTACCACTTGGCTCTGCGTTAATTTATGGCGTATCTTCAACAACTGTTCTATCGACTGGCAACGGCACGCGAGTCAGAGAATCATCTAGCACCGCCAGTCCGACTTCATTTTTAGCGGTAAGCTCTCAGCGCGTCAGAGAAGACGATGCAACAGCTACTGCGTCTGCATCCACTACATCAAGCGCGGTTAGGACTCGAGGTTCTAGCGCGGTATCCTCCTTGGCTGCATCAACGTCAGCATCTGTGATAAGGATCATCATAAAAAGCTTGACCGTTTCTCCGACAGCCACTACTGCGTCAAGCAGTGAAAGGGTTAGAGACGGTAATTCAAGCGCATCATCTCAGGCTTCAATTAGTGCCAATTCTGCTGTTACATTTAATGTTTCTGCTGCAATCTTGCCAACGGCAACAACATTAGCGGCAGGCGGGTACGTCAAAATATCAGGTGGAATGTCTGAGTTTACTTCAACCTTTACAGCATCAGGCCGGGAAAAATGGGAGCCGCTAGCTGCAGATGGAGAAGCCTGGAGTAATGTTTTAGCAGGAAGCCAAACTTGGGGTACAATACCAACATCTTCTGAAACATGGACCCAGCTGCCGTGAGGAATAATTTATGACTGTTAACTCAACTAACTACAAGTTCAACACCCCCCAATCTGGAACAGAAGAAGATACCTGGGGTGATAAGCTCAATGAGAATTGGGACAAAATGGATTCATTGCTTTATGGCGCGTCTTTTACTGACGGCGAAAGCAATGTTGTAGAACAAATACAGCCAGACCTGGTAGAAGGTAGCTGGGCAATTGCTGGTACTGCCGTCACATCAACAGCTACTGAATTGAATCTTTTAGATGGCGTTACTGCCACTACCTCCGAAATTAATATTTTAGCGGGTTTGACAACAACTCAGGCGGAACTTCATATATTAGATGGCGATACATCTACCACGCCGACAACTGTCGCTGGGGCAGATGGTGTCGTCATGAACGATGACGGCACAATGAAGCAAGTGCCAATGACTAACGTGTCTAATTTTGTCCGCAATGACATCTCAACATTGGATTTAGATTCGCTTGATGTTGATGATATTAGGTTAGACGGCAGCACAATTACTACGACAACAAATGGTACGAATTTAACTATTGAGCCATATGGATCTGGGGACATCCTTTTAAAGACAGATCTTGTCCAAATCCAGTTCGATGATCAGGGTACTGGAGCATCTCCGCCTGTCCCAGTTCTTCAATTCTACAATATAAGCAACTCTCCTGGCAGCGGAGACAGCGCGGGTGGAGCTTATTTTTACGGCAAAGATTCTAATAACGTAAAGAGAGCATATGCATCAATAGACGGATTGGTAGATGTGGCGACTGCAGGCTCTCATGATGGCAAATTAATATTTTCTGTTGCGAAAGATGGCGATTCGGCAGACGAGACAGACCCAAAGCTAACAATCAACAGCACAACCGTAAAAGTTGAAGAAAACTTTGTCATTGGCACATCGACATCTGTTGACAGCATCAAAGACGAGGACGACATGTCTTCTGACAGTGCCACAGCGTTGGCCACACAGCAGTCAATCAAGGCTTATGTAGACAATGAAGTAAGCGGTGTTTCGTCATTCCCGGCAGTTGTTCATATTCCAAAATATTATGAAACAGATACGAATGGCCCAGACTACAAGTCAGACACGGCAAGCGGCAGCAATACAGCACTAAGCATTACTGGGACTGTTCCAGCGGGGGCAACTCATGCAGTCCTCTCTGGGAACTTTGTCCATGTTTCTAACGGCGGAACGAACGAGATAAAGGTTTCGTTAGATGATGGCACGACATATACCTCCAGTTTGTCTGATTTCGCTACTAATAATGTTCAATATCATCGACAGTTATTTTTTGCACTGTCCGATGCAGGAGTCAGTGCTGGAGACGCCTACGATTTGATTATCCACTGGGACAATAGTGGAGGAAGCGCAAACTCAGGAAATTATGCGGCCATTTATGACGGCTTGTTAACTTGGGTTGTCACATAGGGGAGCGAAATGCCACTACTTCCTATAAAACTACCGCCTGGGATGTACCGCAATGGCACAGAGTACGAGCAATCTAATCGTTGGAGAGACGGGAATTTAATCCGCTGGTCAGAAGGGTCAATTAAACCTATTGGAGGATGGTCTCAGCATACACAGACATCTGTAGGAGCTGCTATCACTGGAATATTTGGATGGAATGACAACAGTGGCAACAGAAAGCTTGCTGTTGGGACTTATGAAAAACTGTATTCAATTGGTACTGATGGGACACTAACAGACATCACCCCTACATCTTTTACTACGGGCAGGGAAGATGCAGGATTGAATGCTGGGTATGGCGGCGGACTGTGGAATGCAGACACATATGGCACACCAAGAAATCCATCTACTGTTTACCAACCAGCTACTACCTGGTCACTCGATAATTTTGGTGAATATTTAGTTGCTTGCTCTCCTGATGATGGAAAGTTATTAGAGTGGCAGTTAGTCAACGCGACACCAGCTGCAGCGATAACGAACGCTCCTACAAGCTGTGAAGGGCTCATAGTAACTGAGGAACGGTTTATATTTGCTTTAGCCGCTAATGGTAATCCGCGCAAAATCTCCTGGTGCGACAGAGAGAACAACACAGTATGGACCGCTGCCGCTACCAATGAAGCCGGGGACATCGAGCTGCAGACCGCCGGAAAAATTAAAAAAGCGGTCAGGGTCAGGGGAAGAACCCTGGTCTTGACAACAGAAGACGCGCATACGGCAACCTATCAAGGTCCTCCATATGTTTATGGCTTTGAAAGGGTTGGGACTGCCTGTGGTACAGAAGCTCCCAATTCAATTGTTTCTGCAGATGCTTTTGCTTTCTGGTGGGGCAGCAAAGGATTCTTTGCTTTTGATGGATCTCTTGTCCAAGAGATACCCTGTGAAGTCTCTGATTACGTTTTTAGAGATTTCAATATCAACCAGGTATCAAAAGTGTATGGAATGCACAATAGTCGATTCTCAGAGATCTGGTGGTTTTATCCAAGTGCAGGCAGTGTAGATAATGATCGCTATGTAGTTTACGACTACAAGGACAGGGTTTGGTGGACCGGGACATTATCTAGGTCAGCTGGCGTGGATGTGGGGCCAAGAAGATACCCAGTATTTACAACAAACGATGGATATTTATATTTCCATGAGTATGGGTTCGCTCATGATTCAGAGACTGCTTTTGTTGAAACTGGGCCAATATCCATAGGCAACGGTGATAACGTCATGCGGGTCACTAGCGTGATCCCAGATGAAGACAACCAGGGCGATGTAAATTTAACATTCAAGACAAAACTGTATCCAAATGGCTCTGAGACAACTACAGCAGCCTTCAGTACCGCTAATCCGACAGATGTGAGGTTTACTGGCAGGCAAATAAAAATGAGGCTAGAGGGGCAGAACAACAACGATTTTAGAATCGGCACTTTTAGGATAGATGCTTTGCCTGGAGGTAAAAGGTGAGTTTTCTTCCCCCTCCGGTTGGTGGCAAATGGAGCGACTGGGCGGAATCGATTAATCGTTTCTTGATCAGAAACATCAATCAACTACAGTTTTTGCGCGGCGGAGAGTCAGCAGAGTCTGACGGCCTACTAATGTGGGACAGGGCAGAAGAGCAAGTTGTCGTCTCCTATAATGGGAGTTTTGAGCATTTACGTTATGGGCATGGTGACTACATGCTCGCATATACAACCACAACTCATACGGCATCATCGGCAGATACAGAAACCTTGATTACTTGGAATAATGAGGCTTTGTCAAAGCACATCTCTATAGACGACACAACAACCAGCAGAATCAACTTTGATCACGCTGGTGTCTACAAAATTAATTTTAGCTGTGAGGTCCAATCAGGTAACTCTAACAGCAAAACAATTTACATTTGGCCAAAAAAAAATGGCACATCGTTAAGTTACAGCACAATTGTGCACTCCATCAAAAACTCTGGGGAAAGCCAGGTAGTTACAAGGTCAGGGCTATTCCAAGTTGCGGCAGGCGATTATATTGAGGCTGCGTTTTCAGTCAGTGACACAGGGCTTACAATACAAGGGACGGCTGCTTCATCGCCGTATCCAGCGGCCCCAGCAGCCACAATTATGGTCACTGAGGCTGACGTATGACAAATGCAGTTGCTGAAGATTTTTTAAGATCTGAGTTGAGGAGGTGTCTACCCTGGATTGCAGAAGCTTTAAAATATAGCGGAGGAACGCACACTCCGACAGATGTGGTTGAAAGCATCTTAAAAGGTCATATGCAGCTATGGCCTGGAAAGCAAGCGTGTGCAGTAACAGAGATAGTCGTGTATCCTAACAAGAAAGTTTTGCATGTATTTTTGGCTGCTGGAGATATGGACAATATTGTAGATATGCAGAAATCTGCAGAAATTTGGGCCAAATCACAAAATTGTCAAGCGATGACAATAGCAGGCAGGAAAGGGTGGTCCAGGGTCTTGAAGGATCATGGATACCAAGAGAAATTTGTAACGCTAGCCAAGGAGCTAAAATGAGTGGCGGGAAAGGCGGAAGCGCAACATCTGCGCAACAGATTCCAGAGTATTTGAGCGAAGCAGCAGAGGCTAACATTGGAAGAGCGGAGCAAGCCCAGCAGCTAGGTTATCAACCATATTATGGTCTGGATGTTGCCGCCATGAATCCAACGCAGCAACTTGCAGGGCAGCAAAATATCCAGACGGCTCAAGCGTTTGGAATGGCCCCAGAAGGCATGCAGGCTTTTTCTGGGATGCCAGAAGCCCAACAGCAGGGCGGTATGTTTGGGTACTCTAGTGCCCCATTGTTCGAGCAAGCAGTAGCAGCAGCCCAGCAAGCAGATCCAACTCAAGCAGAGATCTATGGAAGCTTATTCGGTAGAGATACTGGTTACGGTAGAGAGGTGTCCTGATGGGATATTCAGCAAATCCAGCGCAGCAGGCATCGATGGCCCAGCAAGGTGCTCTAGCTGGCACAACAGCTGGCATGGGGTATACGCCTGGCCAGGTAACAACTGGCGGCATGGCTCCAAGCATTCAGGCGGGGCAAATAGGTACTACTGATTTAAGCACTTATCAGAACCCATTCACTGAGCAAGTAATCCAAGCAAATACTCAAGATATTTTGCGCGGCGGTCAAATGGGAATGAATCAGCTTGGTGCTCAAGCGTCAGCAGCAAAAGCGTTCGGTGGATCCAGGCATGGAGTTGCGGAAGCAGAGCTCGGAAGAGGCTTGGCTGAAACGATTGGTTCTCAATCTGCGCAACTAAGGCAAGCTGGATTTCAGCAGGCACAACAAGCTGCTGGTCTAGACATTGCTAATTCTATGCAAGCTCAGATGGCAAACCAAAGAGCTGCACAAGAGGCGGCACAGCGTCAGTTAGGTGCACAGCAGTTCAACGTGACTACCGGCATGCAAGGGGCCCAGCAAAGGCTTGGTGCTGCTTCTCAATTAGGAGCATTAGGTCAGACATCGTTCCAGACTGGCCGTACAATCCAGCAAGATTTGGCTGGTCAGGGTGCGATGCAGCAGGCAATGCAGCAGGCACTGATCGATGCAGCAAAGGGTCAATATGCTGGCTACACAGGTGCTCCTGCTGGGGGCTTAGGATATACGACATCTGCCATAGGTGCTTCACCAGCCCCTGTGACAACAACGCAAACAAGGCAGCCTGGACTGTTTGATTATTTAACTATGGCAGCAACAGCGTACGGCGGGCGGTAGTGTCATGATTAGCATTATGGATGCCATAGAGTCTGCCCAAAAGCGCAGTGCTCAAAGAGACGCAATGAACCAGTCTAGGATAGGGACTGAAATTGCTCCAATAGCACCAGTGCAAGAAATTCTGCCAGTACAATATGGCGGATCAGATGGCCCTGAATTTGAAGACACTAGAACCCCAGGCGAAATGTATCGAGACGCTGTAAAAGTCAACAAGTTCGCGTCTGCACTTGGTCCGTTAGGTACTCCAGTACAGCTGATGAATGATGCTTACATTCAGCAATATGAGGCCAAAAATCCAAATAACATTCTGCCTGGGCAAAGATATTCAACAGTAGGCAGATTATTGGGCTTTGGTGACCCAGGGTCTACCGGAATAACTGGCGTCTTTGGTGAGAATAGAGATCTGTATAATGCCGGTTTGTTCGACTTGAGTGATGATGATCAAAGACCGGGAATCAGTTTTGGTGCGCGAGGTGATGCTTATCGAGCCGAAACAGGCGGGGGAATGGGGCCAGCACAATCAGGACCTCAAGAAGAATACGGCCCGTAATTTTAGGAGCAAACATGTTAAGACCACGCACTAATCAAGTTGTCAGTATCATTGATGAGCTCTTGCAGCAGTCGAATCGTGACCAGTCTTACTCGGCGCGTTCTCCAATACCATTTCCAAGCAATAGACCTTTTGACGTTGGGAGTGCTGGCTCTTCATCTAGAACTTTTAACAAAGCTCAAGACATGTTTAATGTTGCAGGAAGGCCGACACCAATGAAGCCGCAATCGCTGCGCTCACAGGTAGAACCGTTTCGCCCTCCAGTAAACCTGGGCGACACATCTGGAGTTTATCAGCCAGGACAAATGGTCCCGACAGCAGAACCAGTAACGTCAGACCCAACCCTTAGGGCATTAGGTGCGGAAGGGGAGTCTGCTATGGCAATAATGGACACGCCTCCTGACTTAAGAGAGCGTGAGGCTGGGGAAGCGCAAATGCGTGATCTGGGAGGGAAGGCGGCGCAAGCTGCGCTGTTAGAAGCTAAAAACCCAGATTTAAAAGAAGATCCTACATTCCAGGACCGCATCAAAGGTTTTTTTGGCGATCGTGAAAATATGCTCCGAATGGCTTTGGCATTTAATACAATGCGTTTACAGCCAGACCAAGGTCTAGCGACAATGCTGTCAAACGAACTCAAAGATCTATCTGCGAGAGGTAGGTCTTTAGAGTCAGCTAACAAGACTGTTGTAGCATTGAGAGCACTGAACACTAAAGAAGCAACTCAAGCCGCTGATATGATCGAAGCGAACCCAACGCTGGCAAAAGAAATTTATAGTGCATTCGCAGCTAATCAACTGAAAGGCCCAACTGAGCAGCGCAAAGGCGAGGGCGGCATCCGAAAAGAGTTTACTGGCAATGCTGAAGTCAAAGACTTTGGTAAGCAAGCATCTGCGTTCGGGCGAGTTATTTCTTCAGCCCAAGATCCATCTGCAGCCGGTGACCTTGCATTGATCTTCAACTATATGAAAGTTCTTGATCCTGGCTCAACGGTTCGGGAAGGCGAATTTGCGACAGCGCAGAACGCTGGTGGTGTAGGCGAAAGAGTGATAAGTCTTTACAACAGCATTAAGCGTGGTGAGCGTTTAAGTCCAGATCAACGTGCGGATTTTGTGGATCGGTCAAGAAGGCTTTATTTGGGCGCGGAGCAAGGATACCAGGGCATCCGCAAACAATACTCAGATATTGCTAGACAGTATGATTACGATATTGATCGAGCTGTTCCGGATTTGTACGAAGAATCCTCTAGGCTAGCAAATCCACAGATTAGTTTTGACCAATTGCCAGCGGAAACAAAAGCCCGATTTGGCGATGCTGAATCATGGAATACACACTTCCAAAATCTGCCATATCTTGAGCAATTGAAACTGATGAGGTTGTTGTAATGTCTGAATTCGATAAGGCTGTCGGAGCGCAGTTAGGTGAAGGCCAGCAAGATGTGGTCCCAGGCCCTCCAGCTGAATCGCAGAGATTAAGAACTGCAGCAAGTGGTTTGCTCATGGGTTGGGCTGATGAACTTGAAGCTGGGGTGCGTGCAGCAGTATTTGAAGATCGGCCATACGAAGAGATCCGCAACGAAATCCGACAGAAGGTATCTGCTTATCAGGAACAGAACCCTGGTGAAGCATTAACTATGGAAGCTCTTGGTGCTATTGCTCCAACAGCTGCAGCATTCTTGATTCCAGGCGGCCAACCGGCAGCCGCTGCAAATGTAGCAAGGATCGGTAGCGGAGCTATGAATTTAGCAAAGCGCGGATTTGCTGAAGGAGTCGTTACTGGAGCTGGGCAATCAGAAGCTGATACGGTTTTAGGAGTTACTGGAGATGCGGCAACTGGTGGTGTAACCGGTGCTGTCATTTCTCCTGTTGTCGCTGCTGGCGGCAAAGTTATAGCGGGCAAAGCTAGTGATGTTATGAACTGGCTGCGCAGCAATGTCGGTGAACGCCCAAGTAATGCAGCGATGGCTGAATTGCAGCGTCTTAGGGAAGGAACTGGCGATAGCATCGATCAGATTGTGCAGGACATTGCAGATGGGAAGATTCTTGCTGAAAACAAGACTTTGGCAGCCGCTGTAAGAGCAATCAAATCTAAAGGTGCGCAGGAAGCTGGTACAGCACCGGCAGATATAGACAAGACGTTACGCCAGCGTTCTCGCGATACAGCTGCGCGTGCTGGTGAAGCAGTAGAAACTGCACTGATGCCTGGGGCATCATCAAGCAATGTATTTAAATCTATTGCTGCTTCTGATGAGGCACTAAAGGCTGCAGAGAGACGCGGATACCGTGATGTATTTGGGGCTAATCCAGAAGTGACACCAGGCGTAGCTAATTCATTAGAAGAGCTCGCGAGAAGGTTCCCTAAACTTGCTGATGAGTTAAACCAAGGCTACCGGGAAAACAACCTGGTCCCATTGTTTGCTCCAGGCAGATCCGGAACATTAAATCTGCAGCGCGTTCCTACATTAGAAGATGCTGAGGTTTTCTATCGCCTAATGCGCGATGAGGGCAATGCTCGATGGATGGCTGGCAAGGGTCAGACGGCAGAGCCACTAACCAATGCGATGGGTATATTTAAAGGCCAACTAGACCAAACGTATCCAGCACTCGCTGCAGTAAGAAAAGAAGCAGCGTCACGATTAGGTGCTAAAGAAGCATTTGACCAGGGACGCAAAGCATTTGGGCGCGATGTCGATGAGCTTGAGTTTGAGTTTGAAGCATTAAACCCAGAAGCAAAACAAGCATTTAAGGCTGGGGTTCTAGCTGCCTGGAAGAATAAGACAAGACGCAGCCCGACTGCAACGGCTCGCGGGGCAGATGTCACTCGCCAGGAAGGTGCTGTATTAAGAACGGTTCTAGGTGAAAACTTTGAAACAATGTTGCGCAAAGAATTGGAGATTGCCGGTGAATCAGCTGAGGCTGTTAACCGTATCCTTTACGGTTCAATGACTGCACCACAGGCTGCAGCAGAAAAAGCAATTGGATCTGGTCAAATAGGTATGGCAGATGTTGTTTCGGCATATTCTTTAGATCCCATGGCTATGGCAGCTGTTGTGGGCAAGTTACTCCAGAAAAATGCTCCTGGATTAAAACCAAGAGATTATCAGCAGATTACAGAAGTGCTGCTAAGTGACGATCCTGATTTTGTTGCTAGAATGCTAAATGACAAAGTAAGTCTTGGCGACTTTACTCGCTTCATCGAGGGCGCGTTGGCCACAGGGGCAGAGGCAGCCAGGAGAGGTGCTACGATTACAGGCTCCGGGCGTACATCACAAGCTGTTAGTCCTGGCGTACAGGGCATTATCGACATTGCTACACAAGGGATCGCTCCATGATCGACAATGAAATGATCGAAGATATCGTTGAAACCATCGAAGACCAGGTTGAAGGCATGGACGATGAGATGGAAGTCGATGAAGGTCCTACTCCAATGGAAGAGAGCGAGATTGAAAGTATTGCGAGAGACGCAGTATCTGATGCTATCGACTTTGTGGAGTCAGAGATCGCTGAGGACCGCATCCAGGCTCAACGCTATTATGAAGGCGAGGTTGACCTAGAGGCAGAAGAGGGACGCAGCAGAGTAGTCTCTACTAAGGTCCGGGACACAATTCGCCAGATCAAGCCATCTCTGATGCGCGTGTTCTTGTCGAACGAAAACTATGTGCAGTTTGTACCATCCAGCCCACAAGATGTTGCACCGGCAGAAACGGCCACTAAATATGTGCACTCTCAATTTACAGAGAAAAACGGCTTCCGGGTCCTGTCTGATGTATTCCATGACGCGCTGCTGAAAAAGGCCGGTATCGTCAAAGTTTACTGGGATACAACACGCGAGTCAGAAACTCATGAATACAGCAACCTGACAGAGCAAGAGTTTATGTTCCTGGCACAGGAAGATGATGTTCAAGTCCTGGAGCATTCTGTCGAATACGTTGGTGAGATCGGTCCTGATGGGATTCAGATGCAAACACCAATGCATGACGCAAAGATCATTAGATTTAAAGAACGTGGCGAAATGCGGGTTGATTCTGTACCGCCAGAAGAGTTCTTTATTGATCGTAATGCGCACTCAATCGATCAGTTTTATGTTTGCGGGCATCGCACAGAAATGCGTGCCGGGGATCTGATCGCAATGGGCTATGACCCAGATGTCGTCAGCACACTGTCGGGTATCTCAGATCATGACACGATGGCTGAAGCAGAAGACTTTGAGCGCAGAGGTTATGACCAGGAAGAGGACGAGGATATCCGCGATCCTTCCATGCGTCTTGTCGCTGTCACTGAAGCATACATGCGGATGGATATCGAAGGCACTGGTACGGCCCAGATGTACAAGATCACCATGGGCGGTGGCGAATACCAGCTTCTCGACTATGAGCCATGCAACGATGTGCCGTTTGCTGTTTTTGAGTCAGACCCAGAGCCACACACATTCTTTGGAAGCTCAATCGCTGACCTGATCATTGATGACCAGGACGCATCAACATCTATCTTGCGCGGCATCCTGGACAATATCGCAATGGTGAACAACCCGCGTCTGTCTATGGTTGAAGGCCAGGTAAATATCGATGATCTTTTGAACAACGAGATTGGCGGCATTGTTCGCATGAAGTCTCCAAACGCGGTCCAGGAAATGACGGTCCCGTTCGCAGCCGGTCAGACACTGGGAGCTATGCAGTATTACGATCAGCTGATCGAAGCTAAGACAGGTATCAGCAAGGCTTCAACAGGCCTTGACCCGGATGCGCTGATGGCACAAACAGCAACAGCTGCCCGATTAACAGCAAGCGCAGCTGCAGGACAAATTGAAGTAATCGCACGCAACCTGGCAGAAGGCGGCATGACTCGCATGTTCAAGCTAATGCTCAAGGTGCTTGCAGAGAATTCTCCAGAAGAGCAGATGATGCGTATCTCAGGCGAGATGTTCGCACCGATCGATCCGCGCTCCTGGAACACTAATATGTCAATCTCAGTCAATGTCGGTCTAGGCACAGGCAAGGAAGATGAGCGTTTAGCAGCGATGCAGCAAACCCTGCAGACCCAAATGCAAATCTACCAGGCTTATGGTGCACAGAACGGCATTGTGACCCTGACTAATATTCGCAACACATTGGCAGACATGCTGGCGATCACAGGCGTACGCAATAGCGATCGTTACTATGCTCCAATGAATCCACAGATCGAGCAGCAGCTCATGATGCAAGCGCAGCAGTTAGCAGCACAGCAGCAGCAGATGCAGCAGGATCCTAATCAGGTTCTTGCACAGGCTCAGATCCAGGCGGAAACAATCCGCGCCCAGGCCAAGGCACAGTCAGATCTCGCTAAGATCGAGCTCGATGCGCAGAAGGCTTTGGCAGCGGATGATCGCGAACGTGACAAGATGGACCAAGATCTACTTGTGAAGGCAGCTGAGATTGTAGGAAAGTACGGGACAGCAGTGGACGTTGAAAGCATTAAACAAATGCAGAATACGCCACGCTACCCAGACACTGGCCCACAAGAGGCTATCGTACAAAGTAGGTTTTAATGTCGAAAGTAAAAGAACGAGCTCAACGATTTAAAAGGCTCCTGGCGGATGAAACATTCCAGGAAATCATAGAATTCATCAAGGGTGAGCAAATTGCTGTATTTTTGGACAGCAGTGCTACAATTGAGGATGTCGATAAAGCCAGGGAAGTGGTCCTGGGTGTCGAGGAAGTACAGCGCGTTATCCGCGCAGCCATTGACGATGAGGCAATGGAAAACAAAAAACAAAGCTAAGTGAGGAATCAGTACCGTGGAAGCGACTGAAACACAAAGCCTGACAGTAGAGTCAGCAGCTGATCTTTTGGTACAGCCAGAAGAAAGCCCAGAAGCAACTGAAGAAGTTGTAGAAGCGGAGAGTGCGCAACCTGAAGAGGACGCGCTTGAGGAAGTGGAAGCAGCCGATGAGGAAGCTGACGGTGATACTGAAGAATCAGTAGTTGATTCGGAAGAGGACGAGTACGAAAGCGAAGAGAACGAGTCAGCTGAAGAGGAGCCTCAAGAGACTCTCTACACAGTCAAAGTAGACGGTGCAGAAGTCGAGGTAACCCTAGATCAGCTACGACAAGGTTACTCAGGACAGCAGTACGTCCAGAAAGGGATGCAACAGGCAGCAGAGGCGCGGAAACAAGCTGAAGCGGTCTATACAGCCCTTGCGCAGGAACGACAGAACCTGCAACAGTTAGTGAACGGCATTCAAGCGGGTGGATTAACACCCCCTGTAGAGCCAGCCAGAGAACTGTTTCATGATGATCCAATTGGCTATATGGAAGCCAAGCTGGAATATGATGACAAAGTGCAGCAGTGGGGTGCAGTACAGCAGCAGCTGAACGCGCAGTCCCAGGCAGAAGCGCAAGCTCGACAAGAGCACGCACGCCAAGAAGCACAAGTTCTTATGGAGAGGATTCCAGAACTGCGTGACGCTAAACAGGCAGCACAGTTTAAGAACGACATAGTACAAGTAGCGACAGAGGTCTACGGCTATCCAGAGGATATGCTTGGTCAGATCACTACCCACAGAGATCTGTTGGTGCTACGCGATGCGATGTTGTATCGGAAGATGATGGCAAACGGGGATAAGGTGAAGAGCAAGGCTAAAGGAGCCAGGCCAGTAATCAAACCGGGTACTAAGAAGGTCACCACTAACCAAGACGTAACGCGCAAACAACAGGCGCGATTGAAAAAGTCAGGCAGCGTAGAAGACGCCCTGGCACTGATGTTTAAGTAACTTTAAGGAGTAGTCGAAATGACTCAACCAACAAACACTTTTGATTCGTATGACGCGAATGGTATTCGCGAGTCCCTGGAAGACCTTATATACGATGTAAGTCCCGAAGAAACGCCCCTCTATAGTGCTTGCGCGAAAGTAAAGGCAACTAACACTTTCCACGAGTGGCAAACAGATGCGTTACGTGGTTCAGCTGCAAACGCGCACGTTGAAGGTGACGATACCACTGCAGAAGCTCGCACAGCGACTTCACGCCTTGGTAACTACACGCAGATCTTCAAGAACGCGGTTGTTATTCCTGACACAGATGAAGGCTTGAACAAAGCTGGCCGTGCTAAGGAAATGGCGTACCAGACGCTGAAGATCGCTAAAGAGCAAAAGCTCGATATCGAAAAGGCTCTGTTCGATAACAATGCTCGCGTTGCTGGAAACAGTTCAACTGCGCGTGAACTTGCTGGTGCTCCAGCCTGGATGATCACCAACACTGTGTTCGGTGCGAACGAAGGTGCGGATCCTACAGGTGACGGTACTGATGCGCGTACAGATGAAACTACAGCTGTGACTGATTTCTCACAGACTAAGTTCGACACTGTTATGCAGTCAATCTGGGAGCAAGGTGGTAAGCCAGACGTTGTCTACTTGTCAGCATTCCAGATGAACAAGGCACTTGGTTTCACTGGTATGAACAACCAGCGTTCAACTATCGGTGCTTCTGTTGGTGGTACTAACGCTGTGATTAACGCAGTCGACGTCTATGTGACACCGTGGGGCAGCGTTGAATTTCAGCCTACTCGCGAAAATCGTTCGCGTGATGTGTTCATCATGCAAAACGACATGTGGGCGGTTGGTGTTCTGCGTCCTACTAAGAACGTAGAACTCAGCAAAACTGGCGACTCGACTCGCAGACAAGTAGTCACTGAATTGACACTGATCTGCAAAAACGAGAAAGCGTCAGGAATTATCGCTGATAATTCAACGAGTTAAGTAGAATAAGGGAGGGGCTGCGGCCCCTCTCTGCTTATAGGGGAAAGCCATGAAATATAAAGTTGTAGTTGGAACATTGTTTATTGCCGGTCAGAAGTACAAACGCGGTGACGTTGTGGACCTGGCGGATGCATCATTATATGGAACACGGTTAGAGCCCATGCCAGAGGCTCCTGTGGTAGAAAAGCCAAAGCGTAAGACAAAAGCGAAAAAGGCAGCAGAATGAAGTTAGGGGAAGAGGTTTTATTTGACCACTCAGAGAACAAGGTCATCGTCAAAAAGACGCATGATGTGAATCCTGAGATGCACCGCGCACAAATGCTGCGCGAGGCCGGTTGTGGACAGAAAGGCGAGAGCCGTTTAGTGGGCTCTATCCCCATCAACTTAATTGCTGAATGGTGCAAAGAAGCTGGGGTAAAATGGAGCGATACAGCAGCCAGGGCGGAAGTCGTTAAGCGAAAGATCCTGTCTGGTGAGTTCGATAAGTTCAGGGTCTGGAAGGGGACTTACTAGGATGGATAAGCGTACCGCTGCATCAGCGCACAAGCGTATTGATAACATTGAAGTCAAACTGGCTAGTCATGAAGCGGTATGTGGTGAACGCTGGAAAGAAACAATACTGCGTATAAAAAGGATAGAAGGGGTGATGGTAGCGGCTACGGGAGGAATCATAGCCATGCTTGTAGCAATCCTAATGAAAGTCACCTAGCTATGATTTTTGAAGCCATAGCAGCGATCAAGATAGCGAATGAAGCTATCGGTGCGATCAAAGAATTTGCGGGTCACGTTTCTTCTGTAGGAGAGATGGGCAAGGATTTAACGAAACTGGCTGATGCCAAGGACGACATCGAGAAAGCGGCCAAGGATGGCGACATGGAAGCGTTCTGGGCACTTGAAGATATCAAGCGTCATGAAGCAGAAGTTAAGCAGCAGTTTATCTATGCTGGGCGTGCAGGGCTGTGGGACGATTACTGTAAATTTATAGCCAACCGCAAGCAATTGCGTGAAAACGAGCGTAAGCGTGCAGAAGCTAAGAGACTGGCTAAGAAAAAAGCCATCCAGAATGGATTCTTGTATGTGGCTATTGGCATTGCTGTTCTCGGTGTTGTGGGCGGGGCCGTGGCCTTACTACTGTGGCTTATTAGCCTTAAAGGTACTTAACAATGGCAATCAAATACCGTGGTGAAACTTTCAGCGGCTACAACAAGCCAAAGCGTACAAGTGGAGCCAAAAAGAAATTCGCTGTCCTGGCGAAGAAAGGCGACAAAGTGAAGCTGGTCCGATTCGGTGACCCAGACATGTCGATCAAGAAAGACCAACCCTCCAGGAAGAAATCGTATTGCGCGAGATCAGGCGGCATCAAGGGGACTGATGATAAGTTCTCTGCCAACTACTGGTCACGCAAAAAGTGGAACTGCTAAGAGGAACTAACCATGGCAATGTATGGCAAAAAATCAGCTGGTAAGAAAATGGCGAATAAGGCAAAGGCTGGTTTCAAACCGTGCCGCGGCTGCCCTAGCCCGAAAACGTGTTCAGCAGCGGGCAAGTGCAAGCGAGCTAGCTAATGCCGTTGATCCAGGGCTACAGCCAGAAGTCGATCAGCGAGAACATTCGCAAGCTGAAGGCGGAAGGCAAGAAAGACAGTCAGGCTCAAGCGATCGCTCTGGATATTGCAACTAGGGCAAAGAAGCGAGCCAAGAAGAGGTCTAAGTAATGGCTGAACCAAAAGACAAGAAGCTGTACGCCAGAGTAAAGGCTGCAGCAAAGCGCAAGTTCAAGGTTTGGCCAAGCGCGTATGGTAGTGCCTGGTTAACCAAGGAGTACAAGAAGCGTGGCGGCAAGTACAAGTAAGTCCAAAGGCGGCTTGAAGAAGTGGTTTGGCGAGGAATGGGTTGATCTCAAGACCGGCAAAAAATGTGGCCGATCAGGGAAGGATAAGAAGAAACGTCCTTACCCATCCTGTCGGCCCAAAAAGGTAGCCGCAAAGATGACTGCAGCAGAGAAGAAGTCTAGCATCAAACGCAAAACTGGTCCTGCCAAAATCAAGCACGCTGTGACGGCATCCGGGAAGCGCAGGAGCAAAAAATGACAGAGTTAGAGAAGTATGACAAAAACGGGAATGGCGTTCTCGATCCGGATGAGCTTGCTCTTATTGAGCTTGAGGATCGCAAGCGTCAGATGGAAGATGAAGATGCACAGCGTGACTCGATCAGGAAGATGGCGTGGTTCGCGCTTTTTGGCCTACTGCTGTATCCCTTTGGTATTTTTCTATGTGATCTGTTCGGACTTAATACGGCAGCGGGGCTAATCGCTGATATCGCTCCGACATATTTTGCATCGATCGCTGTCCTGGTTTCTGCGTTCTTTGGAGCGTCAGCAATCAAGAAGAAGGCCGGGTAATGAAAACCTGTCTATATAGCTTCACCAGGGGGCTGTATGAGACTGAATGCGGTGGCAAGTCTGTAGCAAGACCAGTACAGAAATGCGATCGGTGTGGCCGTAAGCCAGAGGAGGTTGAGCGTGTTACAGATGCTATTAGGGCCAGCAATGGAGCTGGGCAAGGAGTTCTTACAAGGAAAGGCTGAAGAAAAGAAAGCCATCCAGCAGCGCAAGATCAGTCAGATCAACAATGACGCTGACTGGGAAGCTAAGATGGCAGATGCCACAAAATCCTCTTGGAAGGATGAATGGTTCAGCTTGATTCTCAGTGCACCACTAATTGCTGTCGCCTACAGTGTGGCGATGGATGACACAGCCATCATCGAAAGAATGGACGAGGCTTTCACTGCCTTAAATTCATTGCCAGAGTGGTATCAATATCTACTTTTCATTGCAGTCAGTGCGTCATTTGGCGTAAAGGGTGCAGACAAGATTATGAGTATGCGAGGTAAAAAATGAACCTGGAACAATTGCGCTTAGAGATTGAAGCAGATGAAGGTTGCAAGTACGAAATCTACTTGGACCACTTAGGGCTGCCAACATGCGGAATCGGTCACCTGGTTATCGAGGGTGACGAGGAGCATGGCCAAGAAGTTGGCACAGAGGTCACACAAGAGCGTGTAGCGGAACTTTTCGAGCAAGACGTACAAGTTACCCTTGATGAGTGTAGGAGGCTGTACGAGGCTTTTGACGAGCTCCCAGAAGAAGTGCAGCATATTTTGGCGAACATGATGTTCAATATGGGCCGTCCCCGCCTGTCTGGTTTCAAGAAGTTCAATGCAGCTGTCGCAGCTGGTGAATGGGAAGAGGCTGCAGAAGAGATGATTGATAGCCGGTGGTATCGCCAGGTGACCAATCGTGCAGATCGCCTGGTTACCAGGATGCGTGCCGTTTAACACAAAAAGTGTTGACCGAATAAACAAAAGCTGTGCATAATCCCCTTGTTGTTAATCAATGAGGGGATTTAATTATGACTTTAGCAGCAGAAATCTGGACAACATTGTCCAAAATCAACGTCAACGAAAACATCGAAAAGAAAGGCAATCTGTCTTATCTATCCTGGACCTGGGCGTGGTCCACACTCATGGAAAACTTTCCTGACTCCTACTACCACTTTGAAGACCGCAAGCTGGAAAACGGTACATTCGAGGTCACTTGCATCCTGAGCGTTCACAAGGGCGAGGAATCTGTTACCCGGCACATGTGGCTGCCTGTCATGGACCACAAAAATAACTCAATTATCAATCCAAGCTCTCGCATGATCTCAGATGCCAAGATGAGGTGTCTTGTTAAGGCGATTGGAATTATGGGGTTGGGACTGTACGTCTATGCCGGGGAAGACCTCCCAGCAGCTGAGAAAGAACGTATGCGTGTTGAGATGGAAAACGCGATGGTCAGCGAGTCCCAGGCAGAAACACTCAATGATCTAATCAAGGATACTGCGACTGATGCTGACAAGTTCTGCGAGCACTACAAGATCGCTGCGATCGAGATGCTTCCACTGTCTCAGTTTGAGCAAGCAGTGACCATGCTCAAGACTAAGCTAGAGCGCATGGAGTCAGAATCATGAGAATCCTGGGTTATGAACAGGGCACACAGGCGTGGCTAGACTCGCGCCTTGGCTGCCCAAGCGGATCAGGTTTCGACAAACTTGTTACCTCTACCGGCAAGCCATCGACATCAGCTGAGGGTTATATCAACCAGCTGATCGCAGAGAAACTGACTGGCCGGTCTACAGAGGTCAAGGTCACAGAATGGATGCAGAGGGGGACAGATTTGGAGCCAATGGCTAGAAATTTCTATGAGCTAGTAGGCAACGATGTCCAGGAAGTCGGTTTTTGCAAGCATGACACATTGGAGTGCGGAGTATCACCTGATGGTCTTGTCGGTGAAGACGGTGCTCTAGAGATCAAGTGTCCAAGCCCAAGCGTGCACGTTAGTTACTTACGCGGTGACAAGCTGCCAACCAAATATGTCCAACAGTGCCAGGGTGTGCTGTGGATATGTGAGCGCGAATGGCTCGATTTCGTTAGTTATAACGAGTTGATGCCAGCGTTAATCGTCCGGGTCCATCGTGACCAGGATTTTATTAAGGCCCTGGAAACAGAAGTGACCAAGGCATGCAATTTAATTGAGAAAGAAGTCGCAAGACTGAAGGAAATGTAATGGAACAGAAGCAATACGATAACACCAACCGTGGTGCACTTTGGGACAACACTGCGCAGAAGCGTCCAGACCGTAAGGATCCTGATCTATCAGGCAAGCTCAACGTCAATGGGCAGGAGTTTGTGATCAGTGGCTGGGTGAATGAAAAGCCTGGCGAAAAACAGCCGAAATATGATCTATCGATCAAGCCAGCGCAACCTAAAGTTCCATTCTAGAAAAAGACGGCCCCCGAAGGGGCCTGGAGATATGAGGGGAATCTCCTAAGGGGGTTTCTCTCATTTTAACAGAGGAAACGCAATAGCATGGTAAATATTGGCAAATGCGTCAGAGTTGCCCAGGAGATGCGAGGAATCAGCTCGAAACAAATGGCTGCTGATTTTAAGACAACCAAGCAGCAAGTCTGGCGGTGGCGTAACGCTGACGATATGAAGTTGAGCAAAATCGAAGAGCTGGCTGAATATTTTAAAATGACTCTTTATCAATTCTTAACAGTAGGGGATATGTAATGAAAAAACCAAGATGGACAAACGCAGAGTTACTGACACTGGGTGACCTGTATCGGGACGGGCTCAGTTATAACCAAATCGCAGTGAAACTGAATCGATCAAAGTCAGCGGTTGCATACGCTTTGGGACAATACAGGGATGTTATCAACGTCCAATACAAGCGAAAGCCTGGTGCTGGCCGAAAACCAGCAGGTGAAGAGATTCGGGTCCTGTTTACCAGGGAGCCAGAGCCAGAAAAGAAACCTTGGTGGAAGTTCTGGTGAGTGACTCAGTCAAGAGCACGGTAACGTCTGAGGCAGCAGCTGCGCAGAGCTATCGGGACATCATGAGAATGGTGAACGATCATGGTTACTGCGTGGTGACTGTCCGGGCCGGGGGACGATCTCTTGAGCAAAATAATCTGTACTACGCCTGGACCCAGGAAATAGCCGATGAGGTCAACAGGCGGAACAAGACAGATTTCAGCAAAGACGAGATCCATGAAAAATTTAAAGCGATGTTCCTGGGGTACACAGAGCCAAAGACAATTGGCAGCACTGAGATCCCGCCACAGCTGCGCAGCACTGCAAAGCTGACCAAGGGCGAGATGTTCCACTACATGACCCAGGTTGAGATCTGGTGCATTGAAGCTGGGATTATTCTCAGTCACCCAGAGGACAACGAATACTACAGGACAAAGATGAAGCATGAAGGCATCGAGTAGACGCTGCAAAACATGCCGCAAAAAGGTCCCGGCTGAGTCTGCATTTACCAGTCAGCTGAGGGCCTTTTGTTCTTATGAATGCCTGTCGGAGTTCACCCGGTCTGAATCCGGTCAAAAGGTAGTCCATCTGGACCGCAAGAAAGATCTCAGGGAACGCAAGGCAAAGCTGCTGACGCGATCGGATTATCTCAAGCTGGCCCAGGCAGCATTCAATGCGTATATACGCTATCGTGATGACGATGACGCATGTATCAGCTGTGGCAACTACACCATGAGCGATCTTATGGGAGGTGGCTGGGATGCCGGTCATTATCGATCGACAGGGTCAGCGCAGCATCTACGGGTAGGCGGTTTATTGGCAGCTCTCAACTGCCATAAGCAATGCGTGAAGTGTAATCGGTTCCTGTCAGGCAACGTGGCTGAGTACAGGAAAGGATTGATCAAGAAGATCGGTCAGGGCCTGGTGGACAAGATCGAAGCTGACCAGGACAGCAGAAATTACTCAATTGAAGACTTGCAGCGGATCACTCAGATCTACCGCAAACGTAAGCGGATACATTCAGCGATCAGAAAAAATAAAAATAATTAACAATAAGTGTTGACTCAGTAATCTGAGTTTGAGACTATAACTGTGTCGGGTAATTAAATTCAATTAAGGAGAAACGACATGACATACACAAAAAAAGCAACAAGAGATCGCGCACTTAAGATCATGGTTAATGTTCGCGCACCTTTAGCTGAAGAGCTAAATCGTCTGGAACGATTGGACGCGATGCGCGTTGGTTCGTTTCGCTCAGTACCAGAAAAAACTGCTTTGAGGAATGCGCGCCTGAAATGTAAAAAGGTTGACAAGATTCTGTCAGCACTCGCCAAAAGATTCGCTGAGGCCGCGTAAGCGGTCTTTGGAGGTTGTCATGGTAGAGACACAAACAGTCGTCATTGAATCAGCTGGCCGGTCCTGGGTCATTCGTTATTACGCGAACCAGCTCTGGCATTCTGCTGCCACTTTGGAAGAGCCAGAAGACATGGAATACGAGTTCATGGAGTTCAACGAGGCTGACTTGGAAGACAGGGGTGTGTATCTTTGGATGCCTAACCTGGAGGCAACGATCGAGAGATTGTGCCTGGCTGACTACAAGAAAACCTACGGGCCATATGCCTGATAAATAAATTATGGTTTGACAGGAAATTTCGATAGGAGTAATTTTAAAAACAGTGCCGGGCGGAGAGTACCAATCTCCTAGCGTATCCGGACTGAAACATGAGAAAGACCCGTGTCGCATTCCGGCACAGGTGTATTGTGACCGCACAGGTTACATGAGTCAATAAGGGACACTATAGGACACTATAGGACACTATAGGACACTATAGGATACTTTGAGACACTTTCTCCCCTCAGTCCCTCCTCCCGTCTAAGCAGTCGCATTGTGCTGCAGCACGCCAAAGCAAGATATGACTCCAACCTTTGAGGACGGGGACAAACAGCGTTAGAGGTGATGTTCCGACATAGTCGGGGATACGGTTGAGTTACCGGCAGAGATACCCACTGCGAAAACACTGCTGATTACTGTGAGTCATTGGACCAAGAGTGCACTAGAGAGCCTGGGGATATCACCCTACGTCCTCTAAATGACAACTATGGCCAAAATTTGGGGGGACCATGGAACAAGATCTAAAACACAAATGGTGGGACTGGCACAAAAAGAATCCACATGTCTGGGAGCTCTTTGTTGTGTACACTTTCCAGGTTATCAACACGGGACGCAAAAACTACAGTGTTAATGCAATTTTTGAGCGCATCCGCTGGCACACCGATATCGAGACCCAGGGCGACTCATTCAAGATCAGCAACAACCACAGAGCGTACTATGCACGATACTTCCATCACTGTTATCCAGAGCATGCCGGTTTTTTCCGGACCAGCACACTGAGAAGTATCCAGCAGGGAGAACAATAATGAATTTAAGACCGCACCAGGAGAAAGCAGTCGAGATGCTGCGAGACTCACTGAGAAATGGAAACAGACGGCCGATGCTTGCAGCTCCATGCTCATTCGGCAAAACCATCACAGCAGCTGCGCTGCTTAAATCCGCCCTGGACAAGGGGAAGCGCGGGATCTTTATCTGTGACCGCATCAAGTTAGTCAGTCAGACACTCAAAGCATTCGATGATCACGGGCTGCCGTTCGGAGTCATGCAGGGTAATCACGAGCTGACCGATCCCAGGCAACCGATCCAGGTTGCATCGATCCAGACGCTGGCACGCAGACGCACGATGCCTGAGTTCGATTTCGCGATCGTTGATGAGGCACACACGCACTACAAGCACCTGACCACGATGATGGAGGCGTACAATAACGTGATCTTTGTTGGCCTTTCAGCAACACCAATGAGCAAAGGATTGGGTAAGCACTACGATGACCTGATTGTCCCGATCACAACAGAGCAGCTGCTTGATCAAGGATATCTGTGCCCTGTCGAATATTACGGGGGACGAGAGCTCAACACCAAGGGGATCCAGGTCAAGGCATTACCAACCGGCGGCAGCGATTTCGATCCCAAGGCCCTGGGCGAAGCAGCAGAGAAGGATACGAAACTCACAGGCGATATCGTGACCAACTGGGTGAAGCATGGCTGGGGTAGACAGACAATCGCATTCTCTCCATCAATCAAGCACTCGAAAGGCCTGGTTGAAGAGTTCAAGAAGTTTGGCATCCCTGCAGCTCACATCGATGGCTACATGAATGATGAGGATCGCCAGAAACTTTACGCTGCACATGATGCTGGAGAGTTCCTGATCTTGTCCTGCAGCAAGCTATTGAACACCGGTTATGACGCACCATCTGTCAGCTGCCTGATCGATTGTCGGCCCACAAAAAGCAAAATCGTATTTGTGCAAACTGCAGGGCGTATTTTCAGAACAGCACCAGGCAAGGAGAAAGCGATCTATCTCGATCACAGCGGAAACATTGGCCGCCACGGTTTCCCAGAATTCATCACACCATCAGAGCTGGACGATGGCAGCCAACGGTTCAGTGAAGACCGCCAGGTGAAGAAGAGAGAGAAGAAGGTCAACGACTGCCCTAAATGCAGATTGAAGATGACAGGCCCGAAATGTGTATGCGGTTTCGAGTTTCCGCAAACCACAGAAATTTACACTGATGGCACAGAGTTGGTCAGGCTGCAAAAGAAGTCGAACAAGACCTATTCGCCAGAGCGCAAAGCAGAATGGATGGGTGAGCTGCTGCATTATGCAGAGACCAGGGGATACAAGCTCGGCTGGGCTGCTGTCCACTACAGAGACAAGTTTGGGGTATGGCCAAACCAGATCAAGCCAGCAACTGTGTCTGGATTATCTGAGGAAGTCACCAATTGGATCAAGCACCAAAATATCAAAGCGCGTTACCAAGCAATGAAAAAAGTCGCATAAAGTTGCAAAAAAGTGTTGACTGGGTAATCGTAAAGTGAGACTATACACATGTCGGGAATGAAGCAGAAATTAAGGAAAACGACATGAAATATACAAAAGTACACGGCCTCTACAACTACACATGGTGTCTCCTTGGTGAGATCGTTGTTGAAAAAGCGATCGATGGTCTTTGGGACAAAAAAGGTCATTGGAAAGTCCAGGTCAGCTGGGACGAGTTCAACAGCAAGCGTTTCGACACAATGAAAGCAGCCAAGGCATACGTTGAAGAGAACTACGGCTCAATGGAATGCGATGAAGAAACCTACAAACTTTTGCACAAGGCAGCGTAAGCGGCCCCTGGGGGAATCATGATGTACAGAATCGGAACATATTTCGTTTATCCAAAGGGCCAGGAAAACAAGGGCATGAAGATCGACTGCGTTAGCTTTGAGGCTGCAAAGTCTATGTTCAATGAGGTTAACGGCATCGCTGACACGGCAGATGCCAGGAAGCGTTTGTGGGCAAGGAGAGTCGCGTAAGCGGCTCCAGGGGGTTTTATGAGTTTAGGTGAAGCACTAGGGTATGTCGGGTTTCTTGGCATGATGTGGATTGTGATCATCGTGTTCGCTGCAACCCTGGACCAGGCACTACGCAGACTGTTCAGTATCGGTCTTTTCCCGGACAACTACTTTGGGCCCAGCAAGTCAGCTGGGGCGTTCACTCACTGCACCAAATGCAACGTGATCCTGATCGATCGCGACTATTGCCGTAACTGTGGCGAGGTGAACATATGATCGAGGCTAAGTTCCCAACTTGCCCACACTGTGGTGAGCATGTGCTGCGTGAGCACTTGAATATGGGCGATGAGGTTTGCCGGTTCTGCGGACCTACCAGGGACCTGGACACATACGGTGAGCTAGAGAAAGAACGATTCGATACATGGTACTCAGAGTACCTGGATGAACAGGGGGCAGAATGAACAACAAAGCAATCAATGAACCAACCATAGAAGACGTAATGACCTACTGGAGCAAGTGCGGCTCGATCAAGGACACTGCAGCTCACTTTGAGAAGACCTATAAGTCAGTCGAGATCATGGTTGGCCGTTACAAGCATGCATACGAACGCAGCTTCAATTTCCCGCATATCATTCACGCCAAGAGGTTTGGAGCATGAACAAGATATGGCTGGTTACAGATCGTCTGAGGGGTGCCAGGTATTACATGGAAAAGATGCCACACGTTCGCAGATATATGCTCGAAAACAAGCACCACGATCAGATCGAGGTCACGAGGATCGAGTGGAACTACAAGAACGAGCTACTCAAGATAATCAACGGTGCATATGCAATGGGAGCACTGGACCAGCACAAGTTAGCGACAGGCCGCGATTGATCAAGACTATCTGCCTAGTGTATAAAGCAAGCATACATCAATCACTTTGGACGCTTGCATGGCACAGAGTAAAGGCGGAAGGCCTAGTAAATACAACGAAGAGCTCGCAGATCGCATGATGATCGAGATCGCATCAGGGATGTCAGTGCGTGCATTGTGTGAGGATCACGAGTGGACTCCGGACAAAAAGACGTTTTACACATGGATGTTTAAACACCCGGAGTTTCTCCACAAATACGAGATTGCAAAGGCAGCTCAAGCACAATGGGCTGCTGAACTTATTGAAGAAATCGCAGACAACGCGACTAACGAAGATATCCAAATTGCCAAGCTAAGAGCTGACGTTCGTAAGTGGACATCATCCAGGCTGCTGCCAAAGAAATATGGCGATCGAACGCAGCTGGACCACAACTCAAGCGATGGATCATTCCAGCCTACAGTAGTGCAGAACCTAATCGTGAGGCCTGGCGATGCAGACTATCCAGTTCAAAACAGCTGAGGTTTTCGAGCCGCTGCTGTACCCAGCTCGCGTCAAAGCAGCCTGGGGAGGACGAGGATCAGGTAAGTCACACTTTTTCGCAGAGCTGCTGATCAGGGACGCATTGATGCACCCAGGACTACGCGCTGCATGTATCCGGGAGGTCCAGAAGTCACTCAAGCAATCCAGCAAGCGATTGATCGAGGACAAGCTGCAAGCATATAACCTGGGCGAGAATGCCGGGTTCAAAGTATTCCGGGAGGTGATCGAAACGCCAGGGGATGGGCTGATCATCTTTACCGGGATGCAAGATCACACCGCTGACTCTATCAAGTCGCTGGAAGGTTTTGATAGAGCCTGGATCGAAGAGGCCCAGTCCATCAGTCACCGATCACTAGAGCTACTTACTCCGACTATCCGGAAGGACAAGTCAGAGATTTGGGCCAGCTGGAACCCGAACAGACCAACAGACGCGATCGATCAATGGCTGCGAGGCGAGAACACACCAACAGGTTCTGTAGTCGTTAACGCGAACTGGAAGCACAACCCATGGATTAGTGATGTATTGCTCCAGGAGCGAGAAGACGCGCTGCGCATGAAACCGGATCGGTATCCTCATGTATGGGAAGGCGAGTACGCAACAGTGCTGGAGGGAGCATATTATGCGAGGCATCTATCAGAGGCTGCGCTTGAAGGCAGGATCGGATTCTTTGGTAAAGATCCTCTTGTTAAGCTGCATGCTGTATGGGATATCGGTGGGACTAGTCGCAAGTCTGACGCTACTTCAATATGGATAGTTCAGTATGTCGGGGAAGAGATTCGGTTAATCGATTATTACGAAGCAGTCGGGCAGTCCTTTGAAGCGCATGTAAACTGGATGCGCAGCCGGGGGTATGAGGACGCGCTGTGTGTGCTGCCACATGATGGCCGAAAGCACGACATGGTTTACAACGTGACACCGGAGAGTTTTCTGCATGACGCTGGATTCACTGTTGACACTATCCCTAACCAGGGCCCTGGAGCTGTACTGCAAAGGATTGAATCAGCAAGACGCATGTTCCCCAGCTGCAGATTCCACGATGAAAACACCAAAGGCGGAAGAGAGGCCCTTGGCTGGTATCACGAGAAGCGAGATGAGGCCCGTGGACTCGGCCTTGGTCCGGAGCACGACTGGAGTTCCCACGGTGCTGATGCTTTTGGTTTAGTGGCTATCTACCGCGAGGGCATTGGCCAGACAGACTCATGGGGTGATACAATACGAAGAAATCTCAAAGGTGTAGCGTGATCGATCATGGCAAAGCAGAAAGTAGTTAATGTTTTTGACGAGCTGATGCGGCTTGTTGAAGAAGCCAAGTTAAACCTGGCAGAAGATTACGCTCCGGTCCCAGCACCAGAGCTCAGAGTTGACAAAAAGAAAGGCACTGAGTACCTGGGTAAAGGCTCAGATACGCTAAACAAGACTATCCTCAAAGCACGCCAGGCAGCGCAAAAAGAAATTGATGCTGGCAATTACGATCCATTTTTCCCTGTTGAACAGCGTTACCAGGTAGACCCAACTAACTATCCACTTGAAGGCAATACGCTGATAGATACACTGCCAAAGAAGGCAGAGACAATCGCGAAGAAAAAGGCGGAGCTCGATACACCGGCAGCACGCGCAGCACTCAATAAGGCATATGACGCAGCAGCTGGCGATCCACTTGCACACAACTGGTATGCAATGGGTCAGCTGGAGCAGTCATTCATCGATACGTTCGGTGAAGAGATGGGCCGCAAATTGTTCAAAGAGCGTTTCGCTGATGCCATGGCAGCTACTACCGGCGGAATGGACCCGACTTCTAACCTGGTAGCAGCTCAGTATGGCAACTTTATGCAAGGGCGCGGTTTGACATTCCCAGAGGCAGCATATGAGATGGCTACGCCAGTAGGCGGCCGGTATATCTCAGGCAACGCCAAGATGTACAACAAAATTACTGCAGGGCAGTCTCCAATGACTGCAGCCGGTCAGCCAAAACGATTCAACTTTTCTGCAAACTTCTTGGGACACCAGGGACCAGCGACTATCGATGAGCAAATGACGATGGGCATGACTGGCGGAAAGATGGCAGCTCCTCCACAAGGTGGCTACGGTATTATGGAAAACATCGTTGCTGATGAAGCTGCAAAGCGTGGATTACCAGGCGCGTCTAACATGCAAGATGTTGCCTGGGCAGGATTTAAAAACGCTAAAGGCAAGCCCATGATCGAGATTGTCAACGAGGCTATCGAGAGAACAGCGCGTATCACTGGCCAATCTGCAGCTGAGGTAGTCGATAACTACAAGAAGGGGATGCCACTGTTTGGTGTAGGCGGTGCTACTGTAATTACTTATGACGCTTTGATGGGCCAGGGCCAGGAAGTTAGATAATGGCAGCAACTGTCGGCAAGTATGTCCTCAAGGCTGCAGACAATGCAGCTGACTGGCTAGGCAACATCAAGTTTGGCAAGAATGCGGATATCGTCACAGAGAATGATGCGGTCTTGGTAGTTGATCTCGATGGACTTGAGCGTCAACTAAGCTACAGCAAAACCGGCAGAGATAGGTTACTTGAGCCGGGCGGGATTAACCCAAATCCCTTATATGTAGACACAAGCACCAAGTATGCAAACTTTGTAGAGTTCGCAGAAGACACTGACCAGCCCATACATATGCCTATCTTAAAAGTAGACGCTGATGGTGAGATCGACTTAGCGGATGGTAGCGTGTCATTAGCAGCATTGCGTGATGCTGGCTTAAAAGAGATTCCAGTCGTAATACCTGAAGATGAAATAGGCGCGATTCCAGGACATATGCTTTCAACCAAAGGCATGGTTACTACAAAAAATGCAGATATCCCGTCCACAAAACCTGTTGATTACACTCCAAAGAAGCTAACACCAGCCCAGCAAAAAGCATTCAAATACAATGTTGAGCAGCTTGGGTTTCCAGCTCATACAGCCAAAAGCATCGCGTTGGGCGAGCTGCCAATGGACTCTGCGTCCAGGGCAGCGAGAAGGGCTGAGGGCGGATTCAGTGAGAGGATGTATCACGGTGGATCAGGTAATATTGTAAACCTGGATATAAACCGCGATGGGTTTTGGAATTCAAGAAACCCTATCGTCTCCAATATGTACACATCACCAATGCCAGAGATGAACTCAGCAATGTATGAGCTGGCATTCAATCCATCCAGGTCTGGCTATATGTCTGCAGGAAACCTTAATTGGAGAGAGCTAGAGGGTTTAAACACCGACATCACATTGCCTGGTGGCAAAGTCGTAAATACAGTTGATGACTTAAATGGCGGCAGATCTGTAACCGGCCAGGAATTTGAGGACACAAACGATTTAGCCAGGCTTGCAAAAGGCATGGGCCTGAGTGCCATGGAGATCACTGATTTAGTTGATCCAGGGCATAACAGCAGGGCTGCAAGGAATGCTTTCCAGGATACCGTGGCAAAAGCCAATCCTGGCGCGACAAAGTCGCAGTTAGATAATGAGTGGAGTAATTTTCTCAAAGAATACGAAGATTATGGTGATACAAACATTACTGTTGTTGACCCAACCACTGTCCGATCGGCTACGGGTGCAGCGTTCGATCCTCGCAACAGAGCAATGCCTAACATCATGGGCGGCAGCGCAGCTCTTGCAGTAGGCCTGGGTGCTAGTGATTCTGAGGCAGCAGTAGAGAGGCTAAACGAGATCATGGAAGGCAGAATGTCGCCAAGCTATAGATCTCCAGCTGCACAGGCCCAGAGAACAATTACAGGCAAGGCTCCTATCACACCCACTCAAGAAGTCGCCTATCGCACGATGTCGGAGAACTTTGACCCTAATCCTGACGTTGGCAGCATCACCGGGGTTGCAATGAATCCTATATCCCAAACGGCTGGCAATGTAGGTTTCGCGCTGCAAGGATTTGGTGATCGAGCTGCAGATGCCGGTCCACTTGGGTTCCTGGCTGGGTCTGCTATTGAGGATATTGGCAATAGACTACAAAAAGGAGCATATGGCGAGTCAGATTGGTATGATGTGCCCATGGTTGGCCTGGATATTCTTGGTTTAACGCCGTCTGCATTCATGTCATCTGGCATGCGTTCAGCGATGAATAACCCGGATGTGAAGGCTTCTATCTTCAAAGAGCTGTTTGGAAACTAAGATGGCTATAAGCAATTACTCAAATTTGCAGACAACGATCGCAGACTTCCTCAACCGGGATGATCTCACTGCGGCGATCCCTACGTTCATCCAGCTTGGCGAGTCACAGATGAATCGTGATATTCGCCACTGGGAGATGGAAGCCAGGGTATCAGGGCAGCAGTCCCAGGGTGATCAGTACATGCAGTTACCGGCAGATTGGGTGGAGACTATTCGGTTTCATCTAACCAGCCAAGGAACAAACGCTGTCGAGCTCGCATCATTGGCATCGATCGCTGACAAGCGCGCTGCAGTCGATGACCAGGCAGGCCGGCCGCGATTCTATGCTCACGTTCGCGGAGAGTTTGAGCTCTTTCCGACACCGGATGAAGATACAGATTTTGAGCTTCTGTACTATCAAAAGATTCCTGCACTCAGTGACTCAAATACGACAAACTGGCTGCTTGAATACGCCCCGGATATTTACCTATATGCAAGCCTGGCACACTCCGCACCATATTTAGCGGAAGATGCTAGAATTGCAGTGTGGGCACAAATGTATTCTGCTGCTGTAGCGCAGCTTAACGCACAGTCAGAGCGAGTGAAGAACTCAGGGTCTGGCATTAGACTCAACATCAGAGGACTTGGATAATGAGCTTTTCAGACACTTTCGAGACACACGTTCTCAATTACGTCTTCACATCAACCTCACTGACGCGCCCTACCGCATGGTATTTGGCGTTGTTTACAGCAAACCCTGGAGATGGTGACTCAGGCACAGAAGTATCCGGTGGTGGATATGCTCGACAGTCTGTCACCTTTACTACATCGGGTGATACAGCATCGAACAGTGCGGCCGTGGAGTTTCCTACTGCGACAGCGAACTACGGTACTGTGTCCCATGTTGGTGTGTACACTGCTTCATCGGGCGGTACATTGATAGCTCATGCGGCACTGACAAGTTCAAAATCAATTGAGACAGGCGATGTATTCCGCGTTCCGGCGGGTGATCTTGATATTACCTTAGACTAATAGGGGTACAGCATGGCTTTGATTGTTAAGGACCGCGTCAAAGAGACTACGGTTACGACTGGCACTGGCGCAGTCACATTAGGCGGTGCTTCACAAGGCTTTCAGTCGTTTTCAGTCATCGGTGATGGGAACACAACCTACTACTCAATTGTTGATACAACGAACAGCGAGTGGGAGGTAGGTGTAGGCACATACACGGCTTCAGGCACTACTCTTAGCCGTGAAACGATCTTGGGATCATCCAACAGCGGAAGTGTTGTTAGTCTCCAGGCAGGCACAAAGTTCGTGTTTTGTACGATGCCCTCTGCAAAAGGAATCTACACACACACGTTTACTGAGGCTACAGAGCTCGGGTCAGGGGCAGTTGACGGTGCAGATACCCTCTTAGTACTTGACGGTACAGACAGTACTGTAAAAAGAGCAACTATTACAAACGCCGCTTTACAAGGCCCTACAGGTCCAACGGGCCCTACTGGATTAACAGGCCCAACAGGTCCTACTGGTCTTACTGGAGACACAGGAGCGAAAGGGCAGAAGGGAGAAGTCGGTCAGAAAGGACAAAAGGGAGAGGTTGGAGCTACAGGTCCGACAGGTCCTACCGGGGCTACAGGTCCTACGGGTCCGGCAGGTCAAAAGGGCCAGAAAGGTGAGGTTGGGGCTACCGGCCCGACAGGTCCGACAGGTCCGACAGGTCAGAAAGGACAGAAGGGAGAGGTTGGGGCTACGGGCCCAACGGGTCCAACAGGTCCTACAGGGCAAAAGGGACAGAAAGGTCAGACTGGAGCAACAGGTCCGACTGGGCCCACGGGCTCTACAGGCCAAAAAGGGCAGAAGGGTGAGATTGGGGCCACTGGATCTACAGGCCCCACAGGCCCCACAGGCCCCACAGGCCAAAAAGGCCAAAAGGGTCAGACGGGGGCTACAGGTCCGACTGGGCCCACAGGACCGACTGGAGCCACTGGATCTACGGGCCAG